TAGAAAGATTATCGCAGTTGGTGGTCAACCTGGAACTGGTAAGACTACGCTGTTTCGTAAATTTATGGAAAATAAACAGTGGATTGTAGGTGAACCAGCCAAGTTGGTATCAGCATCCTATAATACCGAACGAGATCTATACATCCTTGGTAAATATGATGAGGGCGAAACCTTTGCTGGAACAGATCGTCTTTCGATGGCAGTGCAACCAAACCTCCAAGAGTGGGTTAAGTCTAATAACTGCAATATTCTTTTCGAGGGAGATCGAGTCTTCAACCAGTCATTCCTAGAGTTTTGTATGGAGTTACCTAATACCGAATTGCAAGTGGTCTATTTGGCAGTCCCGAAACCTATGTTAGAACAGAGATACAAGGATAGGGGTTCTGACCAGTCTGAAACTTTCCTAAAGGGTCGGGAGACTAAATATAGTAATCTATTGTCAAACTTTGACTTGATGCCTTATATTACTGAGTTTGTAAATACTAACTTAGAGGAGCAGGGGAAAGTACTTGCGCACTTGGAGAAACAGTTTAGTTAAGCAAGAACTTTCTGGGAACTATGAACTTCCTAGAAAAAGCCAATTACGACTGGATGGAACTGCTCAACTTTTATGAGCGTCCATTCAGAGCTAAACTCACACCCTCAAAAGTCTGGATTGATCTAGATCGTTATAAGAACGATTCTATTGGTCTTGCTAACTATGCTAAGAAGTGGCGCACCAAAGTCGAATGGCGTAAGGAAAAGTCTAAAGCAAAGTGGACTGAAACCTACGTGGGAATTGGTGGTGAATATGCTCCAGATGAGAGACAGATAACCATACAAATCTATACTGACAGGTTCAATTCATTCTCCTTTACAAATAAGTCTTGGACAGCATTCAAGATGAGATTTATTCAAACTCTCATGCACGAATTGATACACTTCATGCAGTACGAAAGAAGAGATGACTCATGGAGTAACTACGTTGTGCCATACAAAAAGGTTGGTATAGCAAAGAAAGATGAACAGAGAGCATACCTCTCTGAGTTTGATGAGATACAAGCATATGCGCATTGTGTGTATCTAGATTTTAAAATGCGCAGACCCAGAGTAGAAATCAACATCCTGTTGAATCGTTATAAAAAGAAACGAGATTCGTCTACTCTTCACTTCTTCTTAAAGACGTTTGATTACGATTTAAGAAACAACATGGCCACTCGAAAGATCATAGATCAAATCGGTAAATGGGATCGTAAATACAACCGAATGACTTGACCTAAATAGTTGATTATTGTAAGATCAACTATATGGCATACAAATATCCTGAAATGGCTTTAACAGCCAAGAACATATCAGACTTTCTTAAGAAGAAAGGTGCTGGTGCTTCTGTAAAAACATCCAGATATCAGACTCAGATTAAGTCTGTAGAAGTAGCACATCCAGGAACTTTAGAAGATCTTCTAAAATCTTCTGGTATAAAAGGTAAGTTAACTGACATTAGCGCAACCGATGAGAAGGCAATCTCTGGTAAGTACAAAGCAAAATTACTAACACTCACTACAGCAATTGCTGATTGTAAGACTGGTGCCACTTGTTTCATTCTCAATACATTTACTGAGAAGGGTACTCTTAAGACTAAAGATCTAGCACCAGAGAAATTAAATTTAACTATTGCTTCTGGGTATACTGATATTGCTAAATTCGATAAAGCTGTGTATGCAGGTATCGATAATCTTAAAGTTGGAGCAGATATCAAAACTGTTTTAACAGAATTGTATAGATCTATTGTTGATAATAAAACTACCAAAGATAGCATTACAATGAATGCTGCTGCCAAGAAAGCAATGGTCTCAGTTAAGCCACAAGATCGTCAAGCAATCGGTAAAGACTTTGGAGAAATTCTTTCGCTTCGTTGGTATCTAACCCAACCATTCGGTAAGGGTTATACAAAGTTTGGATTCTCTGTTATCAGTAATGAAGCATTGGTTGACTTTTATCTTGATAAAAAGGTTGGTACTAAATTTGTTCACGTAGATGTATCTGCTAAATTCGAAGCAGGTGCTGCTCCATCAATTGGTGCTATTGTTGATAACATCGGCAAAGTCTATAAGACACCAACAGCAGAAGAAAAAAAAGCCATCGGAGTTTTACAGGCTTTGGCTGGTGCTGATGATAATACTTCTACAAAAATTCTTAAAGCATTCGAGACTTTAAAGTTACCCTCTTACATTACTCTAAAATCTATAGTTGGTGCAAAGGGAGCATTCACTATTGCAGATGTATCTGCAGCTATACAGAAAATAGCAACTGCAAGTAAAACTCCAGCCAACAGAATCAAGATGTTTAATACAGAATATGCTCCAATGTACGAGTCCTTGGGTAAGAATGCTAGTCCAGATTCATTAGCTGTAGTCTTTAGCACTCCAACTTATAAAAAATACTATTCTTTAATCTTAGCCCCAATGGGATATGCTTTAGTCGAGTATATGAATAAGAATAAGATCTATCAAGAAATCTTAAATAACATTAGTAGAGAGATGAAGACTGAACAGGTCTATCTAAACTTCGTGGGCGACTCGATGACCTTCTCTAAGAAGTTGTTTTCTAACGCTGAATTTAAGTTTGCATATGGAGCCAATGCCAAGGATTCCGACAATACAGGTATAAAGTTCTCGATGAAACATTGAGGATTATAAATAAGATATAATACTATACAGATGGATTAAATGAAAGATTACAAACAATTATTAAAAGAACTCCCATCTAAAACGGTAGTTCTAGCCTGTGGTAAGTTTAACCCTCCAAACGTGGGTCATGAACTTATTGTAAAGGCTGTCAAAGCACTGGCTGAGCAACGTAGCGCAGACCACGTAATCTATGCATCCACTGTTAGCGATGCGAAAAAGAATCCACTATTAGTAGAAAAGAAACTTCAGTATTTGAATCTGATTTTTCCGAAGACCAACTTTGTCGAATCTGAAAAGAATTTGGTAGATATCGTTAAGAGTCTAAAAGAAAACTATTCAAATATTATTTTAGTGACTGGCGCAGAAGTTCCACGAGCACTAAAGAAATATAATGTTACTGTTATCAATACTGGAGAAAGCGATCCAGACGAATCTGAAACTATTCGTTCATTCGCTTCCAAGGGATTGTATGAACAGTTTAAGAAAGCACTACCATCATCTATTAGAGATCTTGATAGTCGCAGATTAATGAATGATATAAGAACTGGTCTTGGTTTAGATATAATCAAAGAGCAGATCAATCTAGTTAAAGACGATATTCGTGAGATGTATCATTCAGGTGCAATCTTTAATGTCGGAGAAGTTGTTGAGTCTAATGGTAAGAAGTATGAGATTGTTAAGCGTGGTTCAAACCATCTATTATTAAAAGAAGACTCTGGTAAATTAGTATCTAAATGGATACAAGATGTTAAAATAATTACATTTAAAGAACACATAAAAAATGGATGAATTAAAAACAGCAATCAAAGTCCTGTTGGCAAATACAACAGTGATGTACTATAAGGCTCATCAATTTCATTGGAACATTGAGGGTATAGAGTTCACTCAATTCCATGAATTCTTTGGAGATCTGTATACTGATGTTTATAACTCAGTAGATCCAATTGGTGAACTGCTACGTAAGTTAGATGATTATGCTCCAGTCAGTTTAGATGACCTGTTCAAGTATAAAACATTACAGGAAGAGACTACCAGAGTAGAACTTCTTTCTGATATTCTGGCTAGTCTTATCAAGGCAAATGACGAAGTCTTGGCTAGCCTAAATAAAGTGTTCACTATTGCAAATGCAGACAAACAACAAGGTATTTGTAATTTTATTGCGGATAGAATAGATACACACCAGAAGCATGCATGGTTCTTACGTGCTTCTGCTAAGAAAATAGGGTAAATATGATTACATTTAAAGATTATCAAGAACAAATCTGCGAAACTGCAGATGCAGGATTATCAGCAAAGGCAAGTAAGTCTGGTATATCAATCGGTACACTACGTAAAGTATATCGTCGTGGCGTTGCCGCATGGAACTCTGGTCATCGTCCAGGAACTACTCCACAACAATGGGGTATGGCTCGTGTAAACTCTTATATTGGTAAAGGTTCTGGTACATACGGTGGTGCAGATAAAGATCTTCATGAAGGTGATACTAGTAATCTTCCAAGAGTAGCAAAAGATAAAGAGTCTGGTCTGCCAAAGAAATATGTTGCTGGTCTTTCTGCGTCAACTGCAAAAGCTAGAGCAGCACACTTTGATAAGATGGATAAGAAAAGCGATAGCGATCCATCCGCATATGAACCAGCACCTGGAGATGCAAACGCTAAAACTAAACTAAGCAAGCATACGCTAAAGTATCGTGCTATGTTTGGTGAAGACATGGACGAAGAAATCTACGAAGCATGCTGGGATACTCACAAGCAAGTTGGTATGAAAAAGAAAGGCAACCGTATGGTTCCTGATTGCGTGCCAAAG